TTGAACTCATCATCAAGTTTGAAGTGAACAGGTAAGTCTAGTTCTGTGAGGTAGTTACGAATCAGTTTGTTCATAACTGGCAAATACTTCTTGACAATCTGTGCCTTGATACCACCATCTCTCAACAGATTAGATACAACATCTAAGTCCTTGACATCTGATTCATACTCTTCCTTGCGTGATGTAAGTCTCTTGCGTTCATCAGTCATCACCTCAAGTTTACCCTGCTCCTTATTGAAATCTCCTGTATCATCTTCAATCTCTCTTACCTTATCAACCACCTTCTTGCCTCTTAACTCAAGGTTCTTGAGTTCTGTGTGGTACTGTGTGAGTCTGTTGGAGAGTGATTGAAGGTGTCTGTGTCTCCTGTTTAGAATACGTACTTTGGTTGACATCACATCAAGTGCTTTCTGTCCTTCAAGGATGTGAGCAGTGTGTGTCTCAATGTCACAGTCGTTACAGTGGATGTTATCTGTCTTAGTCTCTGCAGTGATGGGTTGACGACAGGTAGGACAATCATCATGTTTGGCATAGAACTGATTATCTTTTACAAGTCTCTCAACCTTCTGCTCTAACTTGGCAGTTATCTTCTGTACTTCACTAACCTTCTCTGCTGGCTTAACTTCATCCAGTCTCTTACACAACTCCAGTACATTGGATTGATGAGTCTCAACTCGTTCAACGAGCGCTCGCACTCTTGTGATTTCTGTAGAGATTTGTTTAAGTTCATCCTTGTACTCTTTAGTACTCTCTTTCGCCTTCCTTTCAATCTCATTGACTCTGTCCTGTTGTACTTCAATCTTAAAATCTACATTCCCAATGTCACCCTTGACAACACTGAGTTGATCTCTGGCACCTTTTAACCTCTCCTTAGCAAGGAGTGCCATGGCAGTGAACACCTTGATGTCTAGGAAGTCCTCAACACACTCTCTCCTTGCTGGAGTAGGAAGTTGCATGAAGGGCATGTAGTTTGCTGAACCTAGAATACAAACCTGAACAAAGCTCTTGTAGGTTAGTTTCAGGATGTTCTGTTCCAGGTGTGCCTGAGTGTCCTTGTCAGCAGCAAGTTTAGTGAAAGGTTCTCCATTCACCCACAACTCAAACTTCTTAGGCTTCATACCACGCCTAACCATGAACTGAGTCTTACCAATAACAAACTCTACCTCAACAAGAAGACCCTTCTTGTTTTGTGTGTTGATAAGTTGAGGTAGGTTGACGCGTCTGAATGGCTTATTGAATAAGACATAACACAAAGCATCAAGAATAGTAGACTTACCGCTACCATTGGTACCATGAATCAGAGTTGTCTTTGTCTTTGATAAGTCTACTGTTACAGGTTGGTTTCCTACTGAGAGGATATTACAAAAAGTTAACTTGTTGAATACAATCACAAATCAGCCATCAAGGTTTCAAGAATTTCAAGGCGAGGCATCACCAAATCACCTGGTTCTGCCACTGTGTAAGCAAATCCCAGTACGTCACAGAGTTTATCTATGGCGTCATCAGGAATTTCTGTTACTTCCAACTCAAAGTCACACGCCTTCAGTTGTTCATTATAGCACATCGCATCATCAGAATCAACAAAGAATTGTACCACTGTTGTTCCATCAGTATCTCTGGTGGCATAAGCACCAGATTCAATTGAGTTCTTCTCTCTGGTTAGCATGTACATTACACTTCCTGTGCCTCCACGTATAAGGATTTGAAAATTGAAATGACTTTTGACTTGTTGAAACCATCATCCATTGCTTCAACATAGTTAGTAAAGGTGGTGAGAGTGTCTTCTGCCTCTACCTCCACATCATCATCAATACTGTAGTCAATTGTTTCAATAACTTTGATGTCGTGGATACCAGTATCATACAAACTGTCCACAACCTTAGAGAGTTTCTGTGGTGTTGACTTACCCTCAACAATCACCTTGACATAAGAGTTCTTATACTTGTTAGGGTTGATGAGTTTCCTGTCTTCCTCATTGTACGAAATCTTATGGAACATTGTGTTGGGGTTCTCAATGAACTCTAGGTCCAATGTCTCTAAGTCAAAGATGTGGAACCCTCTTGTGTCTCCTTCATCATTCCAGTAGAGTTGATAAGGATTTCCCAAATAAGTAATGTTACCTGAAGTGTTCTTCTTATGAAAGTGCCCAGAGAACACCCTGTCAAACTCACTGAATATCTTGGAATCTGTGCCATGCTGGCATTTGTAATCCTTGTTGGCATAAAATCCAGCCAACTCCAGGTGACCCATACAGACCTTGGCTTCTGAGTAGGCTAGCTCCTCGGAGAACTGCTCAGCATTAGATTCACAGATCCAGGGTACCATGAAGATTGGACTACCTGAGATGGTGGCAGTTCCAGGTTCTTGGTAGATTGTAACGTTGTCATACTCTTGTAGGTTGAGGCCTGGAGAGTTGATGCTGAGGCTCTCCTTGTAGAAGATGTCATGGTTACCAACAATAAGGTGCAGCTGAATACCTCTCTCTTGGAGAGGTGTAAAGAAGTTATCCTTTGCCCAGTTGAGACTCCAGTAATCTATTCCTTTACGTACGTCAAAGCAATCACCAAGATGAATAACAGTATCAATACCACGAGACTCTAACTCAGGAAAGAAGACTTCAGAATAAAACTTATTGAAATAGTCATGGAAGATTTGTGAACCTTTACGAATACCAAAGTGAGTATCAGTTATAAGAGCTACTTTACGCCCTACCATAATTCTGCAAGTATGCTACATCAAAATTATACCAGTCTTCTTGCTGTTGTTCAAGCCCATCAGGAACTTCCTGTCCCATTGGTGTCTTCATGTCTTCAGGTGTCACATCACTATTTGATTCTGCTTCTTTCTCTTTAGCAAACAATGACTTGAAGGTAGCATTCTTATCTACCTGAACACCTCTCTTCTCACTATCTGTTTGAATACGATGTAGTGTGGATGCTAGTTGTGCTTTACTCTCTGGGTCAGCCAAGTCAACCTCACCATACACTTCTTGATGAGCATCAACATCTGACATACCTTGAGCTCTCAAATCATCCACCTGCCTTCTCTGCTGAATGACAGGGTGCTCTCTTTCACCAGGTCCTGGTTCTGCTGTTGGTGTACCCATTGCAGAAGGTTCCTCTTGTTCAAATGATGGTTTCTCAACCACATTCATCTCATCATAGAGTTCCCAGAGCTGTTGTAAATGATCCATAATTCCTCTTTGTAAGAGATGAGGAGGCTCAAAGCCTCCTTCAATCTCACCTAGGTAGCGAACACGTTAGGCTCTTTTATTTATTTGCCTTGTCTCTTCTGATCGACGGCGTCTTTAATAGAGTTGTAATCTGATGAAGAACCCAGAGCATCACCGACAAAGAACTCTTCGTAACCTGACTTAGAAATGATCTTATCACAAATCTCAATTTGTTTCTTCTCTTTGCTGATACGACGTATAAATGCGTACCAGCATACTTGTGTAAAGTAAGAGAAAGGGTTCTTAGATTTTTCTGGGTCAAAACGGTGACAGTAAACTACACAGTTCTCAACTGCATCCATCACCATGTCCTGGCGATACATGTAGTTAGAGAAGTTGGGTCTCATTGAGAGATGCTCTGCAATGTCTAGAAAGCACTTACCAATGTACCTTGGTACAATAGGTCTTGGTTCTCCTGCATCTTTAGCATCGTTACATTCCTTGTGGAACTTCACGAATGCAGCATACATCTCCTTGTTATCAATAAAATTGTTCTTGCGTCTTTTAGTAGTCATAGTCTTCTTTTATCATTGTTATTATAGCACATTTAACAAATCTTATTTTTGTGTTATAATGTATGTGATACATTTGAGATACAGGTACTATAAGGACTCGTCGGTTATATCAGGTGATTCATCATATATTTGTTCTAGTTGTTCTCTAGATGATTCTATCTTACCAACGTAACCAACATTGTCAGAGGAATCAACTTTCTTTTTAATAGGACTGGAACACTTAGCTGCGATTAGAGCTTTGTTATAAAACTCTACTCCAAACTTATCCATCTCAGAAATGGAAACGACATGGTTCTTGTAGATAATAGACATGTCATCACTGGCATACATCATCCATTTCTTAGGAACCAGACCTGCCATTGCAATGCCTTTCTTATGATCTAATTGCACTTGTTCATTAACCACAATAGGGTTGAGTGCAACAAAAAATTCAGTTCCGTTCTCTTCGCTTGGTGTAATCTCAGCAAGTACTTCCTCTCCCGTGACCAATTTCATCGTGGCGTGGAATGAGTCAGCAATCATACGTTTTATTTTCTTGCCTACATTAGTATTTAGGTTCAATTTTAAATGCCCTCCCTTTCTGTTGAAGTTTCCAAATGTATGTTCTGGTAAAACCTAGAGCAATTGCTGCCGCTTTGCTTGATGGATACTCTACACCATCAACAACAATTCGTCTACACACACTCTTGCCTATTGCTGCTTTGTGTTCTTCAGTTTGAGTTTTCCCAGCATTCCATGGTGATGCATTCCAATTGGTGTTTACTACTTCAACTTCCACAAATTCATCCACAGGTGGAAACCCAAATGCTTCATCTAAGTGTCTTAGGTTGACTCTCATATATCTAACCTCCCTACACCAGAATCTAGACTCATTTCAGACACCCTGTAAGTAAAGTTCTCATCCACATAGTATCGCATTCTTTCTACGAGATGATTTAATGTAAAGTTATTGCGTCCTCCAGGTTTACGGAAGTCATCAGCAATGTCATACAACATAGCAGAGTCTTTACCTTTTGCTTTACGTAGTCCTCTACCAATAGACTGGAGTACTCTGATACGTGACTTGGATGGTGAGGCAAATATAACATGATGGAGGTTTTTGATATTAACACCTGTACTCATTGTGCCATAAGAACCCAGAATAATATTATTAGAAGTAGCCTCAGAAATTTCACGAACTTCCTCTCTCACTTTTACTTTTGTATCACCATAGATGAGGTGAACAGGACGTGTCGTCATGTTTGTTATCATCTCATGCATTGGAATGCCATGTCCTTCCACTCTACCAAAGAGAACTAGAACATTACCTTCTAATGAATTTGCAAGGTTACAAATAAATCTGTTCCTCTGATACATGTTACCAATCCATTCAATCTCATCATTGTAAGTATCAAACTTCTCTGGTGCATGCTTCAGAGTGATGATTTCAACATTCAGTTTAGCAAGGAACCCTTTCTCCATCAAGTCAGAGGAGGATGTGGTCCTGTACACAGGTCCAAACTGCCCTTCAAGGATAAGTTTATGAACGTTCTTACCATCCAGTGTCCCAGTGAATCCATACCTCCACTTGGCATCAGGCATCTTCTTCATGATACCTTGCAATGACTTCGCCTTGAAGTTATGACACTCATCACCAATCACAGCATCATACTGTCTGAACCACTTCTTATCCAGTCCATATACAGACTGCCAAGTGGTTACTGTAACTGGTTTGTCT